CATTGCAATCAATTCCATGACACCCCCATATCAATAAATACAAATATATGAAATTTTTATAACAATTCCAAATTATTGTTTAGAAAATTGTAAAGTATTTTGTAAATATTTGTGTAAAGATGGAATAGTTTTATTACCAATTTTAATTGATTTACTATTTGCATCCATTATTTCATTTGGATTTCCAGAAATTTTCCAAAGAATGGCAACTACTGTAAAATACGGACTTACAGTTAATGTTCCAAAACTATTTTTACTTACTTCAAAAATATAAGAATTTATATCATTTGATTTTTGAACAAAATACCTTTGTATATATCCTCTTTTATACTCTATTTCCGTTGGCATTGGTATGTAGGCTGATATTTCTGGTAATTTATACTCAGAAAGATTACCTTTTAATTTTTCATATCTATCTGTACTTATCATATTATTGTAATTGTCTATATTGTCCGGTTACCGATGTTGTCCATGTGTTACCACTTACATTATGTTCTATTTCTGTAATTTGAAACAAACCATGTCTTTGATATTTTGATGGTATTCCGATTATATTAAACGTATCACCCCTTCTAAATCCACTTGTACCTAAAACTTTAAAAGTATATTTTATTGGAAGTGGATGTGATAATCCTTTTGCAGCAGTATTACCGTTTTTATTCCCAAATGCATCATTTTTTAATCTATCAAATAATGGTTCATCATCCATACAAAATATCACAAAATTTACCTTTAAAGCAGCTGGAGTTTCGATTTCACCAATTTCATCAAGGTTATCTTTTATAACTTTCGGTACAACATCTATTTTTTCTAATCTAGCTCCAATGGCTTTGCCGGCAAGAGTACCATCCTCATCCTTCTCTATTTTTTCTTGCGCATCTTTTTGTTTCTGTAGAATATCCTGTGCACCCTTTTCAGCAGCAATGTCTGCTTCCACTTTTGCTATTTTCGCATCTCGCTCATCTTCTAAATCATCAAGTAATTTTTCGGCTGCAGCTGCATCTGCTATTCGCTTGCGTGCGCCCTCGACGTCGATTCCAGTGGTGATAAGGAGCTCATTACCTTTATCAAGTAATGCTTGGGCTGCTTGTTGTGCACCTTCCGCAAGAAGTTGTCTAGCTCCTTTCTTTGAATAATCGAGAAATATTTGTAACTTATCCTCCCTCAATTTTTGTTCTTTACCCTTACTAATATCTATTGCCGCTTGAGTTGTTTGAGAAGGTAAGATTTTAGCATCTGCGGCAGCTTTATCAGCGGCTTCTTTATCTCTTTTATCCTGGTCTTCCTTTTCTTGTTGAGTTAATATCTTTCTTGCATTACCGTTACTATCGGTATAATTAGTCAAAAATAAATCCGTTTGACTTTCAAAAAACCCACCAACACCAACAATCGGTTCATCTGGATTATTTGCCAATGCTAATCTTCTACTAATAATTTGATTTGTCATTTCAGATGGTAACGCAATATCTATATTAGCATCTAAAAATATAGAATTAGGACCTGAATGGTAAAAGAACTCAGCACCTCCTACTTTTTTTCCAATCCAATTTTCATCAATAACACTTAGTATAATATTACCAGCTGTGTCTTGTTGTTCAACTACTTGAAAATTCCAAAAAGAATTTACAGCCGATGACATTTCATTTAGCATATCTAATAGAACTTCTCTAATGTTTTTATTTTTTTGTTCCATTTTTGACCTAAATACTTCAAAATTTATATAAAGGTTTTTCAAATATCCCCAATAATTTCCTTGTTCTGTATGAGCTGGACCTATGTCAGTAGCTGCACTTTCAACGAATCCACCAATTGTTTCTATCTCGTTGTTTACAATAGGAAATTTATCGCCTCCACTTTCAAACTCACCACCTGCTATTTGATTTATTACGCCTGAATTTAAAAAATATACAGAAAAATCAGGCATATGTCCTGGTATTATCAATTTAGATGCTTTTGTTGAAAACATATTTGGAAATGCTCCTATTTTTGCATTACTAATATCAATTGTAATAGGAAGTTTTTTTCCGGCTAATATATAATCACTAAATTCTCCATTTGTATTTAAAATATCAATAGCTAGTTCAAAGCGTATATATTTGTTTTTTGAAAATAGTTTTTCTTTTTCTATTTTAGCGTTTCCAACCGTAACAACACCAGAAGTTGCACCCATTACACTTGCCCACCATCCAGGAGATGAATATGTGGTAATTGAACTATTTACAACTGCATCAAAATTTATAAAATCATACCACTGCACCGCATATACGCCACCAGCCTTAGTCTTATTTAATAAATCTCTTACAGGTTGTATTTGTCGTGTAGTTGGTAATTGATTAAACATATTTTTAAACCTTCTATTTCTTCTTACATCATCGGGCACGGCGGCAATTGAAATAGTTTCGGATACATCATATAATTTTGGCTCACCTGGTACGTTTTTTATTGTTCCATCACTGTTTATTTTTAAAGTTTTATTTTGAGATTGTAAAAATGTTGGCATTCCTGGCGCACCTCTCAATTTTACTGATATTTTCCATTTATCACCATCCGATTGAACATTTCCACCTACAATAAATCCTAAAAATGTATCATAATCTCCTAAACTCTGAACCCTTTTTTGGTGTAAGTTATTACCATTTAAATTACGGTCTGCTGCAGCTGCTAAAATGGCTTCAGTACCAAAGTTTGGCATTTTATGTACCAATCCTTCATAACTATTCCAACCATATTCAATACACAAAGAATATCCAGGTTCTAAAAAATACTTTTGCATTTGCTCCATTTGTTCCAATGAAAAACATTGCAGTGATAAAGTACATTCTCTTGAAATTTGGTCCTTACCTTCTTTTATTTGTAAATCAGTTATACCAGGTGAAGGTTTTAAAGGTCCACCTGCTGCGATAATGGAGCTACCATTCCAAGTGTTACCAATAGTTCCACCACTTACCGAATTTCCATATACAAACCCACCAGCGACATTTGTAGATGGGTTAAATGTACCGTAAGCCATATTAGATGATATAATCAATCCTTCAGCAGCTCCAGCTTTTGCTCCAGAAAATACTCTAATCCAACAAACTCGTTGAGAGGCCTGCATGCCGGCTTTTGTTCCAGCTTTAAGATTGTTTACAATCGTAGGGTCGATGTTAGATAATTGTGGAAATGTACTCATTTATAAATTATGATTATGTAAATGCTCCTGCTATATCAATATAATTTGCAGGTATTCTTAAAATAGTTCCTTCTTCAAACCCAATGTTTGCATCATGAATGTTATTGGATGTTGCTATAATCCACCAAAATCTTGAATCTCCATAAAATTGATACGCCAAAGTATCCAATCTATCACCGGTTTCGGTTGCTACAAATGTATCCTGGTCAGATGGTGGAATATTCGGATATATTTTTGACCTATATACCTGTCTACCATCTATTGTTTTTTTAATTTTGTTATTTAAATATCTACTTTGCATTTATATTACATTATGTGGTTGGAGCTACTTTTATTTCAGGTATAGCATCTATTTTTAGTTTTGCACCATCAACTGTTGATTGTTTAGTACCTGTAACGTTTATCGAAAAGGCTAACGCATCACCTTTCCAAACTAATACAATTTCATTCGTTGTAGTACCCAACATTACCGAATGCAATTTATACCCTTTATATTCTTCTATAAAGACACCTTTAGGGTCCGCCGCTGGTTTTATTCCTTCCGCAACCGGATTAACTGGTTTTTGGCCGTCATTTGCGTTTTGAACGATGGCCGTTTGTTTGAGCGGGTCACCTCCTTTATCTAAATTTTTGATTGTATCATCATTTATTATTTGATCCGGATTAGATGCACCATATCCATACAAACGTTTTGCGTGAGCGGCTTTTTTTACAACATTTACTTTTTTAACGTTTCCGGCTGCATCAGTAACATCGGTGGTTGTAAATACACCAGCTGCATCTTTTTCGTATTCCGTAGGTGAGTATGTACTACCAACCGTTTCTACTAATTTAAGAGTCATAGTAACATTAACAAGTTTTGGTAATATGTATTCACCCATCCCTAACCCTTCCACATCAATTTCCCACGGCGCATCATCAGGTATTTCATATGATAAATCCGAAATAAATGCTTCTTTATTAACATACATACTCCCTAACGTAAATCTAATAAATGGTGGTATTACCGCGATACCACCCGAATACCCTTGTGGATAAGTTAAATTAGTTAAAAAATTAATTTTTTGCCAACAAGCTTTTAATTCATACGCATTAAGTGCATATATTTTAAATGCAAAATTTACACTTCTTTCAATACTATTATATGTGTAAAAATTAAATGGATTACCTACAAATTTTTGAGGCTCCCAAGTTGGTGATACCGTTTCAGTAATACCGGTTAAGGTTGCTCTGAAATTCACAGCTGCCTGTTTAGCAACAGACCAAAATTTTAATTCTACTAAATCAAGTGATTTTAATGTTGGTAAAGTTGGGTCCCTTTCGTTTGCATTCGGTGTTAAGCCGTCCGTAGAATTATATTGAACCAATCTATTTAATTCATCTCTCCGCCTAGCCGTTTTGGAGTAATTTGCCATTCCTTTGTTTACTTCCAATGAATTCGTCAATTTTGCTGTTGAATACATTTGTTTGGGTTCTTTTGAAAAAGTTGGTACTGCAATATAATTTGTTATTGGTAATGGTAAATTAAATTTAGGAGTTTCATATTCAACAAATTTCGATGATAAATCTCGTCTCATATCAATCAAATCCTCACTTAAATAAAGAGCCGGCCACATCACACTTGTATATGGTGAATATCTATCATATCTATCCCCACCATCTTTTGCAAAATTAACTGCCGCTTGAGATGGAGAACCTAATAATAAAGTATTTAATTTCTTTTTACCCAATTCCAAAGCCGAACCAAGTATCTGTTTTGGATTTGGTCTTCCTTGTAAATTATCTTTAATAAGATTACCTAATAATAAACTACTATTGGATTTCAAATTACCCAATACAACCATTGTGTTAGATACTTTACTATTTTTGAAATCAAAATTTGATGCAATACGGCTTGGTATCAATTCTTCTGGTAATTTAATGCCAATTTTTGATAATAAATCATTACCAAACTTTTCACCTTTGGCTATAAAAGAAGATAATTTACCTTCAGACCCTTTATTAAAAGTAGTAATAACATCGCTGAGTTTCGATACATTGTTAGCCGAAGCTTTCATATCTTCAACAATACCTCTAGATTTTCTAGAGAATTTAAGTATATCAGTTCCATATATAATTGGAGATGCTGTACTTGCCAATATTCTTAATCCCGTTACTTCTTCCTCCAATCGCGTTTCTCTTAATCTACTAGATAAATTTCTCCTTGCAATTTGTGCGATGGCAAAAGATGGTTGCATTAAGACATTATACGGAGTTCTTGATATATCGGCAGTATTACGAATATCGTATTGTTGTTCAGCGGTTTGTCCGCTTGTTAACTTTTTGGTTTTAAATAATTCTTCTATTGTTGGCATTAAATTATATTTTATGCTTGTCCTATGTTATAGTTATTTCTTGTTGTTTTTTCAACTTGTGTATTAACATTCGAAGTAACCTTTGCAGAATCCATATACACTGCTATTTTACCAGATGCCATATCCGCTCTTAATGCTTTAATTTCGTTTACTACTGCTGCTAATGGTGCTGCTAATGCCGATAAACTTCCTCCTCCACCGGTATTAGATGCCATGCCAATTGGTGACATTGATAAAACACTTGATACTAATTCACTAGGAGATTGTGTTGCTATAAGAGTATCGGCTGGATTTGTTGAAACTATCTTACCATCTTGTACAACGCCATCGTTAATACTACCAACACTTGCCGATGCATCAGTTGCACTTGGTAATCCACCCTTTCCCTCCATTGCAGATACTGAAAAATTGTTAACCGCTGCGTCCGCTTGTCCTGCAAAATCACCAACAGTATCAACTAAACTACTAACACCAGGTATTTTTTTCAGCAACCACATAATACCATCTATGATAAATTGAATCGCTTTCGCTGCTATTTTTAATGGGAAGAAGGACATTTTTAATACAGGTGCTAACATTTGAAATATAGGTAATAATGAACCACCAACAGTTGCCAATATACCTTTAAATGTATTTTCCATATCAGTTATTACACTTGCCATCTCTTTTTGAGCTGCGGCTTTTTCAACCTCTTGCATCAATTGTTCATCATTAAGATTGGTTATATCCAATCCAGCATCTATTGCTGCTTGTGCTTTTTGCTGTTCTTCTGTCGATAGTCTACTTAATTTTTCTTGCGTATTTAATTGCTTATTAATTTCCTCAACAGTCATATTAGATGCCTTTGCCAATTGTTGTTGTGTAAAGTAATCTTTTTGACGGAAATCACCACTTCTTTGTATTTGAGTAAGTGTTTCAGCTTGTGCATCTGCAAGTTTACCTTCCATTGCCAATGCTCTTGCTCTACTTAAATTAAATTCTCCACCAACAAATGTTGCTGCTACCAATTCTTCCTCAATGCCTGTTTCAAAATCTAATAACTTTTCTGCTAATTTTACCTGGTCTTTTAGAGAACTACCCATTCTTGCAGCTTGTACTGCATTTTTTGTTAGTGCAACTGTATCTCCTTTAAAAAATGTAGATGCAGCTTCAGCGTTTTCAGCAATATCTTTGAGTACCTTTTTTGGAGCTACCCCTGCTAGCTTAGACATATTTGCTACCTGCATTTGTACACTAGCTGCAGTTTGTTCCGATAAACCACCTACACTTTCAAATATACCTTGTACTTTTGCTGCTTCTTTCGCACTAACTCCAAAGTTTGTTTTCATTAGTGAAAGGCTTGCAACAGTTGCTGAAGAATAATTTGCGACTTCCCCAATTTCCTCTCTAAGCGCTGCCATTGTATCATACGCATCGTCTAGAGATACACCGTAATTTGCAAATTGTTGATTTACAGCAACGGCCTTATCTTCCATATCCGCCATCATAGAATTGGTGAGGCCCGTCTCTTTCCTAAATTCTTCACTAGCTTTTTCCAAACCCAACATATAATCCACTCCAGCGATTATTGCACCAATTACCAATGTGATACCGGCTGTTGCTATTGCTGCTTGGAGTCCGAACATTCGGATTCCCGATATCATATTTTTGATACCACCAATTACCGATTGAACTCCAGCAGGCATTTTACCCAATATTTCATTACCACCCTGTTGCAATTGATTATATCTCTCCTGCTGCATTAGCAGGTTTTCTTTTGAGGCAAACGCTTGCTCTGCTAATTCTTTTTCTTCTCCGGTTAAACCAATTATTGATGATTGAAATTCTATTCTTCTCTGCTCCGCATCAGATATTCCAAACATTTCTTGTTTAGCCATTGCAGCGGCTGCGGCGGAATCAACCTGTTCGCTTCGTATTCCTTCCAATATAGTTCTTCTTGCTGATAAAAGCACTCGGTCTTCATCAGATGCTTCAACTTCTTGTTGTTTTAATTCTACTATCTTTGCCGTAATATTAGCGTATGAATTACTAGATGAGTTTGAATCGGTAAGAAACTTTTTTTGCTGATTACCCATTTTTGTAAACGATGTAGCAAAATCATCTTGCAAATCATTTGTTTCTTGCTGTCGCTTATTCTTTTCTTCCGCTAGTTTTGCTTGCTTTTTTTCTTCATCCAGTATATCTTTTACAACATCAAATCGTTCCTCAGTTAGACGTAGATGAATTTTTTCACTAGCTATTCTATCTTCTAAATCTCTTTTTTCTTGTCCTGTTGCGGTTGCGGCACGTTTATTCTGCTCGGAAATTCTTTCGTTAATTTCCGCGATTTCTTTTAATAACTCGAGTTTTTCCCTTTCGTTAGGATTATTTTGCGCCATCTATTAATACTGAGTATTTATCATTCCATTATCATCCAACCATTTATACAGCTTTGGATTTTTAGTTTTCAATCCATCCATATAATCCTGATTTTTTGAGTTGATTGCTTTCAAATCTTTTTCTAACTTTTGCAGCACAGGATCATTATCTATTAATGTTTGAATTTGTTGTGGTGTTTTCTTTTTAGTAAAAAACCCAAAAAATTCTTTTAAATTAGATTTTGATATTTTATATTTTTTCATAGTATATAGTTTAACATCTATAAATATCCCATTAATAAAAAAAGTTAGGATTATCTATTAACCCTAACTTTTGAATTATTTGCTTTATTTGATTTTTTTACTTCATCTGCTTCTTTCTTTTTAGCATCTACTAATTTATTATAATAAAAATTTCGTAAATATGTTGGCATTTGATATAAATCATGTTGATTAAACCCATTGCCATAGTAACACATCTCAAATATTTGAGTGTGTAACATTTTACTATGATTTGCTGTTAGGCCAAAAAAAGTTTACGGACATACCGATAGGCGCCTCCTCCACCTCACCATCTTCGTGAGTATAAGTGAATTTCATATCAAGATCAGGAGTTATTTTTTTAACATATTCTCTGAATGCTCTACTATCTTTAGCCAACATTCCATTTATGTATTTATTTAATGTAGATATAGTATTATCCCCATTCACAGATGTAATCATATAACGCAATCTAGTTGTAATATCATATGATGTTTCTTTATTCAACTTTTCTAAAGCTGTTATATCTTTTTCTATTGCTTTTTCATCACCATGTGTTAATAACTTAAATGTAAGGATTACACCAGTTGGAGTTTTGAATTCAAATTCGTTTTTATTTTTAAAAATAGATACATCTACTTCTTTTATTTGAATTTTTGATAAATCAACTTCTGAATTTATACTTTTTCCTAATTTTGATGAATAAAAAGATACTGCGTATTCAGGACCATACCCCAATAGACGTGTTGCTAATACTATTGCATTTTTATCACCCAACATAATATCATCTGGATTTATAGAATCTAATATAATTGACTCAAATAATCTATCTAATACAATACCCTTTTTAATAAGATTTTGTGATGCTAAAATATCTTCCTCTTTAGCAGTCATATGTTTAATTGTAATTTGTCCGGATGATAATGGGTGTTCTTTCGGATACACCAATCCTTTTGATGGAAGGTCTAATACTTCCGTTGGAAAATCATATTGTTTTTCTGTCATAACTTTACTCGTTTTAATTTTGTATATATAAATACATAGAAATTAAAAAATTGGAAATAAAAAAGGGGAAATGTTTAGTTTCCCCTTTGTTTTTATATTTTTTCTTAAATTAGAATTCAAGAATTGCGTAATCGTAAGCTAATGTTAATTCAATAGTTGCAACCTCATTTGATGTAAAATCCAATTCACCGAAGTTTGCTTGTTGAATAAATGCACCTTTTAAAGTCCATTGTTCAATTTTATCACCAACTGGTCCTAACAAATAGAAAGTAATATCTTTTTTATAGAAATCTGCGTATCCACGTCTACCAGTAATCGATTCATGTCCTAAACGAATCCAATCCATTACCTTTTGTGCTGCAGAAGGTACAATTGGGTCATACAATGTAATTGTTATGTCTTGCCAATCACCTTTACCTTGTAATTTTCTTTTTACGTTGATATGGTCTAATGCAATTGTTTCAAATTGAATTGTAGGTCTGTTTGCCGCTTTTACAAGATATGAAGGGATAGTATCTATCTCCATCACATATCTATTTTTCATTTTAGGTTCGAAGTTCGTATAGAACATCTTGTCAAACTCTAATATTTCTGCCATTTTATTATCCTTTTATTTTATATTAATAAATATCTACTTCCTTTATTTTCGTATTATGCTGAGAAACTTGCTCCAGTTGGTAAGATGTTGAAATCTATTACGATAAATTCCGCTGTCTTAGCCGGTTGTAAGAAAATTTGTCCTGCTAATATGTTTCTATCAATTACATCAGGTGTGTTGTTACTTTCATCCATTACAACTTTAAAGGTATAAAGTCCTTGTCTTTGTTGTACTGATTCTAAGTAAGGGTTCACAGTGTTTAAGAATCTTTGTCTAGTTGTAGAAGTATTTTGTTCGAATACTAAGAAACGAGATGTTGATGCAACGAATTTTTTCAAGTTGATAAGTAATCTTCTAACATTGATTCTATCTAAAGCAGATGCCTTATCTTGCAATGTTTTCTGTCCGAATGCCACAATACCTTGTCCAGGGAATGCCGCAATTGGGTTTACTTTGTTCTCATATAGAGTATCTCTTTCAGAATGTGTTAATCTATTCAATACACTAACTGCTCCGGTAATACCACCTCTATTCAAACCTGCAGGTGCAAACCATTCAGCTGCCAATCTATCGTTTGCTGCATATACTGCAGGTAACAATGTAGAAGGTGGGACTGAAGTTAATTTATTTGTGTTACTATCAATTGTTTTCATCCAAGGATAGTAAGTTGCTACATAGTTTGAATCTACTGAATTTGCTTGCTCAGTTGCTTCGGTAATTGTATCATCATAATCGTTGAAATCGGCGATGTAGAAACAATCTTGTCTATCTTCAACCATATCAATTACTTTAGAAGTAATAGCAGGATGTAAACTTCTTACAATACCAGGAGTTACTACCATATTGATATCATATTCATCAGGATTAGATACAGCGTTGATTGCTTTTGCGTATGCGATTGAACCAGAAGATAACGAAGATGCACAACTAAATCCTTGTGTATTTCCATTACCCCAATCAGTATCACCAGCCTTAGCTTTTCTTACGGTTGGGTTAGTACCATCAAATCCATATTGGAATCCTAATACAAATTGTCTTTTAACCATATCAGTTGATGCCGAACCAGTCATTACATAATTCAATTGAGAATCAAATGCGAAATCAACGTTTGCTCCAGCAGTTGCGGATGTAGGTATTGGTGCCAAATATTGAACGTTATCTATTCTCACACCAGCAGTTTCAAAATCAAAACCAGCATAATATACAGGAGATGATGATGTGTTATTCGCCGAGCCGGTTTGGTAAACCACCGCAGGTACTCTAGTTTCAGTACCACCTAAGTAAATAGGGTTAGTGTATGCTTCATGTCCGAATGGTGCTGCTGATACTGGATAAGAACCTGGTCCTAAGATATTAGAATTAGCATCTTGTACAACTACTCTTACATTCTTTGATTTATTTGAGTAATCACCAGTTTCAGTTAATTTGCCATTAGGGTCAATTGTTAATTTTCTATCACCAATTCTTCTAGCTATATAGTTAGGAGATGCAGGGTCTAAGTTTACGTTATTATATGTTTCAACTACACTCTTTCTCTTATCAGTATCACCAAATGAACGAATGGTTACAGTAAATGTTGAATAATCAGTTGAACCATCTTCACCAGCCGCTTTTACATTAGAAATACCAACTTTAAATTTAGTATTATATAATGTACCATGTCCTATTGTTTCGAATTTAAATAAATTATATCTTATGTTACTAATTAATTGAGATACTATGATTGGAGTTTCTGCTTCACTAGCATCACCAAATGTTTGAGTTGGTAATTGAGCTACAGTTATTACAGTCTTATTACCAATTACATCAGATGAACCAGTGTAAAATT